TTTAACTCAATACAACGATACAGCACCTTATCTATTGAAGTTAAGAAAGACACCACGAAGATTTACGGCATTTATTAGAGACGATAATAGAACTGAATTAAGATTTGGAGCAGGTGTATCAGATAATCCTGATGAAGAGATAGTTCCAAATCCAGATAGAGTTGGTTCATCTTTAGCGAGTGGTGTTAGTAAGTTAGATACTGCATTCGATCCAGCAAACTTTTTAAATACAAGAACTTATGGATTAGCACCATCTAACACAACATTGACAATAAAGTATACTGTAGGTGGTGGTATAGAAGATAATGTTCCTGCTAATGATATTAAAAATTTAAGTGATGTTACATATAGAATAGATGATTCTGCTTTAGTAACAGCTACAGTTCAAGATGCAAAAGATTCTGTAGCATTTAATAATCCAGACCCAGCTTCTGGTGGTAGGTCAGGTGAATCATTAATAGAAATTAAAAATAATGCACTTGCTTATTTCCAAGCACAAAGTAGAGCAGTTACAAAAGAAGATTATATGATAAGAGCATTATCTCTACCACAAAGATTTGGAAACATAGCAAAAGTTTATATTGTTCAAGACGAACAACTTAATCAAGCTGAAGAACAAGTTCAAGAACCAGAAGTTAGTGTACAAGATGCACCACCACTTGAACAACAAATTGATAATATAAGTCCAATTATTCAAGAAGTAGCAGATACAACATCTACTACTGCTGAACCAAGAGCGGCATCACCTGCAGCTATTAGAAAAACTATAGCAAAGGCTAGAATGACTTCACCAAAGACAGTAAGACCTAAATCTAAAGCTGGTTCAAGTTTTGTAAGTAAAGCAGCACTATCAAAAGCAAAGAAGAGTGGTGGAGCTGGTGCAAGAAGTAGTACATATAAGGGTAAAGGAGGAGCATAATGGCTAAAAAACAAGCATCAAGAATACCTAATCCATTAGCATTGAATATGTATGTGTTGGGATATGATTCAAAGAAAAAATTAGCAAACTTAAATCAAGCAGTAAAAGAAAATTTAAGAACTTATCTTGGTCAATACAGAATGGTTACTGATGCGATTAATATTAAAAATGCTTATGTAATAAACATTGGTGTTAAGTTTGAAATTATGACAAGACCAAATTATAATAAGAATGAAGTTTTAGTTAGAGCTATAGAATCAGTAAAAACATTTTTTAATATTGATAGGTGGCAAGTAAATCAGCCAATTGTTTTATCTGATTTGGTTTATAGATTAAGTTTAGTTGATGGTGTATCAGCAGTAGTTCCACCAAAAGAAGATAATCTCGCATCTTTACCACTTATTATAACAAACAAATATAAAACTGCAAATGGTTATTCTGGTAATCTATATGATATAGAAGCCGCTACAAAGAATGGTATTATTTATCCATCATTAGATCCTTCAATTTTTGAGTTAAAATATCCAGGTACAGATATTGAGGGTAGAGTAGTAGGAGACGGCTAATGCATTATTTTGAATTCGCTACAGCAGATGCAACATTATATGAGGGTGAAGCAACTCAATCTGTAAATACAGGATTAGATCCGATATTAGAAGTTCGTAAAGATATGAATGACAATGCTACAGTAATAAATGTATCAAGAGCATTGGTTAAATTTAATTTACTTTATATTAGTGCTTCAGTTCAAAATGGTTTGATACCAAAAACTGCAAAATATTATTTAAATTTATATGATGCTGGTTCATCAGATTTACCATCTTCACAAACACTTTATGCTTATCCTGTAAGTCAATCGTGGACAATGGGTGATGGAACTTATCATGATAATCCACAAATAACTGAGGGTGTTAGTTGGAGATATAGACATGGTGAAAATGATGGAACACAATGGATAAGTGGTAGTAACAATACTGGTGGAACTTGGTTTAGTGGTAGTTATGCAGGTGGAACAAGAAACTTTACTTGTTCTTCTTCATTAGAATATGAGACAACTGATATCCGTATGGATGTAAGTGATATTGTTCATGCTTGGATTTATAGTGGTTCTTCATATGCAAATGAAGGATTTATGGTAAAGAGAAGTGGTAGTGTTGGAAATACAGATAGTGGTAGTGGAGTTACAGAGGGAGATAGTACTCAATATGGACAATTAAAATTCTTTTCAAGAGATACATCTACAATATATCCACCAAAGCTAGAAGTAGTTTGGGATGACCATAGTTGGAGTACAGGTTCTTTAGCACCACTTACAGGTTCAGCATTAGAAGATACCGTAATTTATTTTAAAGGTTTAAGACCTGAGTATAAACAAAACAGTAAAATAAAGTTTAGACTTGTAGGTAGAGAAAGATATCCTAAGAAAACATATTCAACAACTGCAGCTGAAGTAGCAGTAAAATATTTACCAAGTGGAAGTCAATTCATAGAACATGGAACTTATTATTCAATTAAAGACGCTGTAACAGAAGATGTAATAGTTCCATTCGGAACTGGTTCAATTGTCAGTTGTGATACAGAAAGTAACTTCTTTAATGTTTGGATGAACGGATTTCAACCAGAAAGATATTATAAATTTGAGATAAAAGTAGTAACAGGATCAGCATCAAGCGCAACTCAGATTGTGAACACTTATGATGATGATTTTACATTTAAAGTAACGAGATAATGCCATATACAAAAGATCAACTTAAAAATAATCAATATTATGACGATGTTGTAACAGCTGCTCGTAGAGAACAAATCGCTCAATTCACAAAAGAAGAGAGAGATTTTGAAGCTTCGGGTTCTAATGCAGCTGCAGGTAAAACTCTGAGAATGAAAACAGGTGAACTTGTTTCTATTCCAGAAATACAAAACCATCCTGCTCAAAAAGTTGTTGTTCCAAATAAAACTTATACTGCAACAAAAGATGCTGATAAGTTTCTTGATAAAGATATAAAAGAGTTACTAAATAATAATCCTGTTAAGGTACTAACCATATCAGAATTTTTTACAGAGTATAATAAAATTGCTGCAGTAATACCTTTAGAGGGTAGTACAGATTCACATAGATATCTTTATGAACAATCTTTACTTAGAATTGGTGGAACGGATGCATTTGCTGATTTAAAAGCTCAACTTGAACAAGAGATTGCTAATTTAAAAGCATTACAAGAAGAACTTAATGAGATAATAGCTGCAGAAGCAGAAGAAGCAGCACAAGATGCAGCTTATATAGAATATAAATCAAATATAGAGGGACGTTATCCAAATACAACTGTACCATATACAAGAGAAGAGTGGGATGATAAAGGACAACCTGTAGCATCAGAAATGGATGGGCATCAAAAATTAAGATTTATAAGACACCCACTTGGTAATTGGTCAGGTAGACCACATACTAAAAATCACGTAAAAGTTACATATTATGGTTATAGTAATAGAGGTGGTAAAGCAAAACTTCGTAGTGGAAATGCACCAGTAGTATTTAGTGTCGAAGCAGTTGGAGATCCAACAATGAAATATGAATGGTTAGATGCAGGTACAGGAGCAAGTGTTAAGTTTCATGAAAAATCTAATATGATTAAAGGTGCAGATACAGCAACAATAACAGTTGAACAAGGTAGTAGATATAAAAGTGCACTAAGGCTTAAATTACAATGTAAAATTACAGATGCAAGTGGTGAAAAAATTTCACATAAATGTGAAGTAAGTAGACGACACGCTAGAGCGAGAAGTTAAGGATTAGACATGGGAATTAAAGACTTAATGACAGGAATAGGAGCAGATTCTGCAGAATCATTAGGATTGACAGGTGCAGCTGATGAAATAAGACCAATACCACCTGCACCTCAACCACCTGTATATAAATCACAATTACCTGCTTCAGCTGTAAGTAGAGGAGAAATAGCAGGAACTTTTGGTAAACATGAATCAGATTTTATACAATATTATGTTTATGACTCAGATGGAAATTTCATTACTTCTAAAATAAAAACAGGCGGTAGTAGAGTAGATTTAGTTAAATTAAATCCTGGTCAAGACTTGAGAGATTGTGGTTTAATTGCAGGAAAATATAGAATAGAATATAATTTTTTAAGACAAAGAGGTGGTAAACCAAGAGTAATTTTTCAAGATGAAGAAGATCAAATATGGAATGGTCAAATTCGTGAGGAAAATGGAAGATATTTTAAAGGTATTGAATTAGATAATAATAATCCAACTACAAAAGAAGAAGTTTTTATTTTTGATGATACATATATGGTTCATGAAATATCACCATCAAGACAAGAAGTTAGAATAGTTGCAAAAGATTCAGATATTGCTGAATATAATAATGGATTTGCTTCATTACTTTTTAAAGAGTTCAGATATAATCCAATATTAACAGATATAGCAGGTGATGGAAAAATTGATAGTAATGATCCATTTAAGTTCGTAGCGACTTTAGATGATTCTGATGCTGGATTTAAAGAAGAAATGGTTGGTGGTTATATAGAAATTCCAAATGCTTTTATTACAGGTTATGAGGAGACAGTAAATTACATACAAAAACCAAATCCAAATTATGTGAAAAGTACTAATACAAACCCAGAAAATAAATTTGTAGATTCAAAAGAAGCTCAAAAAGAAAAACAAGATGCTGCTAGAGCTGCAGCAATAGACCCAAGTTCTATAGAAGATTCTCCTGGAGAACAAACACCTATGACACAAGCCGCGGCTTCTAATAATCCGAAAACAAGTGGTGGAGGATCATCAGGAATGGCAGCGGTACTTGATATGATGGATGATGGATAATGGCTAGAACTTTATTAGAAAGAATTATGAGTGGTGAAGACACCCAACAACCAGCTGAAGTTGGAGTTGGTCCATCTGAGCCATCACCACAAAACGATCCAACATTAGGACAATCAAGTGATAGTGAAGTCGCTATGGATGTCTATGGTGGTCAAGAAAACACCATAACTGAAGTTATAAGAGCAAATCAAACTGATGAGGATCCTGAACCAAATGCGATAGATCCTAATGTCGGCGCACCTAAACCACCTTTACCAAAAGATCAGGATATTGTAGATCACGAAGAAAAACCTACTACATTTCCACCAAAACCTGAAAATCCACCAGCACCAACATCACAATTTATTACTGAAGAAAAAAAGACTTACAAGCCTATCTATCAATCATATACAGCAGAAATTTTAGAAGTTATAAATAAAAATACAATTAAAGTTAGAAGAAATTGGAAGATAGAAGCTGAAGAAGCTGGAACGGTAGAGGGTGATTATGAGGGAACAGATCCAAGAGCAAGATTAACTTTTAGTGTAACATATCCTAATTATAGAGTAGATGATTTAAAAACAAAATTACATTTTGATGAAGATGTAGATGTATTAATGACTAATTTACAAGCGGATATTGATACTGTTCCAGAATATCCACATTCTTTTGTAGCAAAATTAGAATCACCTCTTGATGATGGTGTTGAAAAGGGTGATGAATTTATTGTAGCTGATGTAGTGATACCACCTCTTGCAGAAGAGGTTGTATTAATTCCACCTCAAGAAGAGGATGATTATGTAGTTCTTAGATCTCCTAATGTAGATTCTTTAGATTCTCCTGTAAGAGATAGACAAACAAGTTTTGTAACTCAAGATACATTAAAAACAACCAATCCAGCAATTAAGAAAAATTTTGAAGATACTCTTATATCCGCTAGTTTAGCAAGTGTAGATTTGAATATAGATTATTCTGTTTATAGTAACTTTGTAAACTTTAGTTCTGCAGAACAAAGATTAAAAAACTTTAAAACTAAAGTTACTAATATAGATACCTATACTGCAGAAAGTTCTTCTATGGCTGCTACAAGTGCTTCCATTACTGATATAAGAAAATGGGATAGGAAGATAAGAGAAGTCAAGCAAGGATTTACAGGTTACGAAAAATATTTATGGGAAAACTCAACATCATTCGTATCAGGTTCTGTACTAGCAGATACAGTTAGATATGATTCTGCCTGGCCTAAATCAGGTGGTTCGGGAACTTTTTTAGATCCTTATATAAATTATCCTGTTACTGCTTCACAAGCAACAACTTGGTATACAGGACAATTGGCTAGTGCTAGTGCATATGACGCATCAAATAGAAATAGTGCAAAAAATTTATTACCACAATTTGTTAGAGAAGATAGTGGTAATGAAGACTTCATAAAGTTTACAGGAATGATTGGTGAGTTCTATGATAATATATGGACATACATTAGTCATATGGATAAGATACACGATAGAAGTGAGGGATTAGTAGATAGAAATGAGGGTTTTGCTGATGAGTTAGTATTTGATGTGGCAAAGGGATTGGGATTAGATATAAAATCAAACAAAGATTTAATTTCATTAGAAAGATGGCATTTAGGACAGTACTTATCAGGTTCTTCATATGTTCAATATTCAGTTAAACCTGAAAAAGAAATACAACAAGAAATACAAAAAAGAATTGTTAATAACTTACCTTTCTTTCTTAAAACAAAAGGAACACCAAGAGCATTAAAAAGTATTATAAATTGTTATGGAATACCATCTACAATTTTAAGAGTTAGAGAGTTTGGAGGTCCTGATGTAAAAGGAAAAACAGGACAATATTTAATTCAGAGAAAACATGATAAAGCACTTATATTTTCTGGAAGTCAATATGTAAAAACTAAATGGCCAAAGTTTACTACAAGACCAAATACTGTAGAATTTAGATTTGCTGGTGCAAATAGTGGTAGTGGAATAAATAATAGATATTTGTTAGAGGGACAAGATTCAGGTTCTGATAAATTTAGATGGGGAATATTATTAAGAGATAATGGTTCTACTGATGTGAGAGGTAATATAGATTTTGTATTGTCGGGTTCTAATGGGTTCTTATCAGCATCTATTAATGATTTTCCTGTATACGATACTCAATTTAATTCTGTTATGTTAACAAGAAAATCATCGAGTGGTGCTGAGTTAACAACGGATAGATCTAATCAAAGTATT